TGACGATCAGGGCGTTAACCAACGCCTTGCCTCGATCGCACACCGTCTCGGGTTGACTACCGTCGATCTGAGTAGTGCGAGTGACTGTATATCGTATGCTCTCGTTATGGAACTTCTACCATTCCCTTGGTTTGAGTTCCTGGAGCGCGGCCGATGTTCCTCTTACCACGTAGAGGAAAACTGGTACTCTTTCCATAAGTTTACCAGCATGGGCAACGCGTACACGTTTGAGTTGGAAACCCTCATCTTTTTTGCACTGGCGCTAGCCAGTTGTGAAGTTGATGGGGTCCCTTTCCACGTAGGTGAGAACCTACACGTGTACGGGGATGATATCATCCTACCGCGAGAGGCGTTTCGCACCTTCCATAGTGCGATCAGTCGGTGTGGCTTCTCCGTTAACTCTGAGAAGACCTTCCACGATTCTAACTTCTACGAATCGTGTGGGACCGACTGGTTTCTGGGGCTCTCCGTGCGTCCTTTCTTCCTAAGAAAGGCCGTCCTTCGCGTTGAGGATTTGTACTATGTCGCCAACTCTACTCTTAGAGTTGTTGGCACGCTTCTTGCACTATGCGAGAACGCGGCAACCCATGGCCGCTGTATATCCCCTAGCCTTGATCGGCTTGGCGACTTGCATGCTTGGGTTGTTAGTACTATCCCTCGACGGGACCGTCTCTGTGGCCCACCGGGCCATGGGGAAGGTCATCTCCATACAGGTTTCGATATCGCTTGTCCAACCCGCGCCAGAAATGGTTGGGACGGATGGACATATCGAACCCGGCCACCAACCGGACGTCGGACCCCCTTAGGGGAGGATGACGTCCAGACAGTGGCTTACGCAGTGTACTTCACAGAGAGGGTGCCAGCAGGCACTGATCAAATTCGGGAGCACGTGCTCCCGGACTCGACCAGTTGGTCCCTAAGGCGCGACTCTCTGTATCTGCGTATTGGAGGTTTAGGATCTAACTCGGACCTTGACTTTGGGTCTTCAAAACCCCAACGTCCTGGTTACGGCTACAACAAACGGGGACACGTGAGATTCAAAACCTCACGTGCGTTTGTCGGACCCGTGTGGCCGGACTGTCCTCCTTGGACATCCCGCGCCATTGAGTTAGTTACGGAGAAGGTTAGAGATAGGTAGGTCAAAACCTATCTCTTGGGACGGCTTCGTTCGTCCCTAAAG